GATAAGATTGTGCCATCGTTTAGTTCTCCTTGATCTGATTTTCAGATCATAAAATAGGGGGATTACTCCCCCTGGTTAATATTACTTAAACCCATCGTTCAAGTATTCTTGAAATAGTTTAATTGCATCAGCCATAGTATACCCATGATAGACTTTGCTAATTTTTAAACCTTTATGTATACAAGACAGTTCTAAAAAACTGCCTTGCTTATTTATACTAATGCTAAAATTATTCATATTAGTATCCTGCCTTTGATAGCATGTCATTAATTTCTTTTAGTTCTTTTAAAGACAATTTTTCAAGAGCCTTATCATTAACTAAACTTCCATCTTTCCATGCTTTAAAATCATTGGCTTTGTTTAGCTTGTCGCTAACTTTGTTATCGTTAGCTTTGTTGCTTTCTTTTTTATTCATTATTAAGTTCTCCCGGCTCTCGCCTATTAAATAATAACAAAGTTATTATAACACTATTTATACACTTATAGACAAATTAATTAAATTAATTTATAGCTGCTTATGGGTCTCTATTGGATCGGCTACCGTTTTTTCAGATCATAAACCAGGCACCCCCCACCCCCACATATGCCACCCTATGCATTACGCGGGCAGTATATAAATAACTATCAACAAATATAATTACCCCCCAAACCATTTCACCCCCCCTTGCTTTAATTAGGTACCATAATGAGGTACCATATTTCACATGGAGAGAAACATTTTGAGATGTCCGACAAAAACGCAAAACTAGAACACGTATCTGACGAGGCTCTAAAAGAAATGGTCATGATCAAAAATCGTATTGATCAGCTAGACACCAGCAAAAAATCTAAAGAAGACTTCATAGTCTATGTAAAAAATGTATGGGACGGATTTATCGAGGGCGAGCACCATAGACTGTTTGCCAAAAAGCTAGAAGATGTAGCCAAGGGCAAGACCAAACGCCTAATCGTCAACATGCCACCTCGTCATACCAAGTCTGAGTTTGCGTCCGTGTTCTTTCCTAGCTGGATTATGGGCTTGCACCCTGATATGAAGATTATGCAAACGACTCACACCGCCGAACTATCTGCAAGGTTTGGGCGTAAGGTTAGAAATCTCATGGATACAGACGAATATAAGCAAATATTCGACAAGGTTAGACTCTCTGCCGACAGCAAATCAGCAGGTAGGTGGGAAACCAACCACGGTGGCGAGTATTTTGCCGCAGGAGTCGGCGGTGCTATCACAGGTCGTGGTGCGGATCTGCTGATTATTGACGATCCACACTCTGAACAGGACGCTTTGAGCCCAACTGCCCTAGAATCTGCCTACGAATGGTACACTTCTGGACCACGACAGCGTCTGCAACCGGGCGGAATCATAGTTATTGTCATGACAAGGTGGAGCACGCTTGATTTAACCGAGAAACTTATCAAAAGAATGTCTGAAGACCACGCAGATCAGTGGGATATACTAGAATTACCTGCTATTTTGGACAGTGGCGAGCCTTTATGGCCTGAGTTTTGGAAAATAGAAGAGCTTGAGTCCGTGAAAGCCTCGATTCCTGTAGCAAAATGGAATGCTCAGTACATGCAAAACCCAACTTCCGAAGAGGGTGCCCTGTTAAAACGAGATTGGTGGCAACAATGGGAGCATGACGACCCACCTAACACAACTTACATACTGCAATCTTACGATACTGCGTTTAGTTCTAAAGAAACGGCTGACTACTCTGCGATTACTACGTGGGGAGTGTTTCGACCGAGTGACGGTGCACCAGAATCTATCATTTTGCTTGATGCCAAACGAGGTCGGTGGGACTTTCCTGAGTTGAAAGCGACAGCTTACGATGAATTTATGTATTGGCAACCAGACTCAGTGCTGATAGAATCTCAAGCAAGTGGTACTCCTTTGACGCATGAGTTGAGAATGATGGGAATCCCAGTTGTGAACTATCGTCCAACGAAAGGAAGAGACAAAGTCACTCGAGTGCATTCGGTATCGCCAGTGTTTGAAGCTGGTATGGTCTGGGCTCCAGACACGATCTTCGCAGAAGAGGTGATAGAAGAATGTGCAGCCTTTCCGTATGGAGAGAACGATGATTTTGTAGATTCGACAACACAGGCTATACTAAGATTTCGTCAAGGCAACTTCGTAAGACTTGATTCAGACGAGGAAGACGATGAGCCAGTGCCGAAACAGAGAATATACTATTAGGAGACATTATGGCTAAAGCAAAACCAATTAAAAAAGGATTTAAAAAGTTAGGAGATAAGGTTGTTAAAAAAAGAATGACAGCCGCAGAAAGAAAAAAATTATCCAGAAAAATACAAAAAGAAGATTTCCCAAAAGAAAAACCAGCAAACAAACTAACAAGAAAAGAATTAGATAAAGAAGTTGCTGATGCCGTAGCAAAACCAAAAGGAGCCTCAAGAAAAGAACAAAGACTTATGGCTGCTAAAAAACTTAAATCTACAAGAACTAAACCTTTAAGATTTAAGTCAGGTGGTATAGCACTCAGAGGTTTTGGAGCTGTAATTAAATAATGAGCAAAGGCAAGGGTATAAAAAAACTAGCTGAAAAGTTAAAGACTAGAATATACAACAAACAAAATAGACTTCAACAGGATACTCCTTATCTAAGTGATAAAACCATCAACAAAGAATCTAAAGAAATACTTGAAATGAAGAAAGAGTATATGAAACTAACAAGAGGAAAGTAGTATGGCAGATGTAGACAAAGCCATAACCATTGAGGATCAACAAGAACTAGGGGTTCGTGATCGTTCAAAGGAAATGGAACTAGAGGTTGAGGTTGAGGAAGAGAACCCTGATCTTGAAGAGTTTGAGCAAATGGAAGACGGCACCATTATGTTTGGTGCTCCCACACCGCCTGTAGATGATACTGATTTTTATTCTAACCTAGCAGAACAACTAGATTCATCTGATCTTAGCACCATTAAGAACGACTTAATGGCTAATGTTGATTCTGACAAAGACTCAAGATCTGATTGGGAAAAAACTTACAGAGAAGGTCTTGAACAGTTGGGCATGAAGTACGAGGAAAGAACACAACCTTTCGAGGGTGCCTCTGGAGTTATGCACCCGCTTTTAGCAGAATCCGTTACTCAGTTCCAAGCACAGGCCTACAATGAGTTACTCCCATCTCAAGGGCCTGTCAAAACTCAAGTCTTGGGTATGACAACGGCTGAATCTGAGCAACAAGCATCGAGAGTTCAAGAGTTTATGAACTATCAGCTTATGCAGGTTATGAAAGAGTATGACTCTGAAACAGATCAAATGTTGTTCTACTTGCCGTTATCAGGTTCTGCGTTTAGAAAAGTTTACTACGATCAAAACTTAGACAGGGCTGTATCTAAATTTATACCTAGTGAGGACTTAATCGTGCCTTACTCGGCTACTGACTTGCATAGTGCTACGAGGATTACGCATGTAATTGATATGTCGATAAACGATATTAAAAAACTACAACAAGTAGGATTTTATCGTGATGTAGATATATCTATGGGTAATATCATGGCGGATGACTATGATGAGATTCAAGAAGAAGTAGATGAATTACAAGGTATCAGCCCTAACTACAACGATACTGATACTTGTAAAGTACACGAAATACACACTGAATTAGATATACCAGGCTTTGAGGATTTAGATTCAGAAGGCGAGCCTACTGAGATTAAACTGCCATATATCGTTACCATTGCTAACGACAAAGTTTTATCTATTCGTAGAAATTACAAAGAAACTGATCCGTTAAAAAGACGTATTAATTACTTTGTGCACTATAAGTTTTTACCAGGTCTAGGATTTTATGGCTTTGGTTTGACTCACATGATAGGTGGCTTGTCTAAAGCATCGACATCTATTTTGAGACAACTTATTGATTCAGGTACATTATCTAACTTACCTGCTGGATTTAAAGCTAGAGGCATTCGTATCAGAAACGATGATCAGCCATTACAACCTGGTGAGTTTAGAGACATGGATGCTCCTGGCGGAAGTTTGCGAGACGCTTTCGTACCGTTACCTTTTAAGGAGCCAAGTCAAACCTTACTCTCTCTCCTAGGTATCTTGGTTGACAGTGGAAGGCGTTTCGCTTCAATAGCCGATACACAAGTAGGAGACGGTAATCAAAATGCACCTGTAGGTACAACGATTGCGTTATTAGAGCGTGGCACTAGAGTGATGAGTGCGATTCACAAAAGACTACACGCATCTCAAAGAATTGAGTTTGAAATACTAGCTAAAGTATTTAGTGAGTATTTACCACCAGACTATCCTTATCTCACTGCTAACGGCAACCAACTTATTAAGTCGCAAGACTTTGATGACAGAGTTGATGTCTTACCAGTTTCAGATCCTAATACTTTCTCTATGAGCCAAAGGGTCATGATGGCTCAAGAGATACTTAGAACCGTGCAAAGCAATCCTGAGATACACGGTCCAACAGGTTTGCATGAGGCTTATCGAAGAATGTACGGTGCTATGGGTGTGCAGAACATAGAACAGTTATTGCCACCACCACCACAACCACAACCCTTAGACCCAGCTAACGAAAACGCAGCTTTGATTGCAGGTATGCCTGCTCAAGCTTTTCCGGGTCAAGATCATGATGCACACATTAATTCGCACATGTCTTTATACGGAACCATGACAGCACAAGCTAATCCTGTAGTGCTATCTTTGATTCAAGCACATATTTATCAGCATATATCTTTTAGGGCTGCTGAAATAGTAGATCAACAAAATGCACAAAACCAAGAATTTCAACAAATGCTACAACAGATACAAATGTTGCCACTTGAGGTTGCACAAGGGTATCAACAACAGATACAAGAGAAAGTGGCTAAAGATGTTGCTGCAGTGGTATCGCAACTTACTGAGCAGATCAATGCTATGTTTATTCCACCGCCACCACCTGTTGATCCTTTAGTACAGTTACGAGATAAAGAACTTGATATTAAAGCTGATGATGTGCAACGTAAACGTGAAGAGTTTGCACAAAGACAAGAGTTTGATGCTATGAAAGCTATGGAAAATAATAAACTTGCAGAACAAAGATTGGCAATTCAAAGAGAAATAGCTACAATGAAAGACGACATAGCTAGAGAACGTATAGATCAAGCTGCACAGTTTAAAGCTATGGACATAATGCGAGGTTAATATATGAGTTCAGTCAGACAAAAAATGCAAGCTATACACAAAGCTATGCTAAAAAAAGAAGAGGAAATATTAAATGGTAATCAACCGATCATCAATGAAGATGCAAATAACCAAACCGAAGTCAAAAAGACTAAAAAAGAAACGGTTAAAAAAACTTCGACCAAGACTAAAGCGAAAACTAAAAAGGTAACTAAGTCAGCTCCTAAAAAAAGAGGCAGACCTAAGGGATCTAAAAATAAATAATATAGGTGCAATTATGACAAAAGTAAAATCAAGTGTAACCATCAAAGATCAAGGAGAAGTTAAATACTCTACTCCTGAAAAAATACCTAACGGCTCTGCTCCACAACCACAAGGTTATGGCGGTGGCGAGTCAAGAGGTGGCGGTGCCGCACTTAGAGGTAAAAAGTTTAAAGGTATTTCTTAGTGGGACTTTTTAGTAAACTAGCACGGGCTGAAAGACAAGCTCAAGGAGAAGTTCCTGCTCCTGCACCTAGACCTACGCTAATTCAAGGTGGACCAGCTTTCTTCACTCCTGAGGGGTATGTACCTCCTGTGCAACCTGAACAAGCCTTTCTTCCTACCGATGTTATGCGTGATCCGATAGCAGACATGTTTGCTGCTCAACCACCATTAAATCGTGTTCCAGGACCACCTAAAATGATTGATCCTCCAAAACCACCAGATCAAATATTTATAGACGACATGCCTCCTATGAGAGAAGAACCACCTATGATAGTAGAAGAACCGCCTGTTATAGACGAACCTATCATAACTATGGAAGATATAGACAGAATAAGAAGAGAAAGAGGTGGACCTAGAAGAGGTGATATGATGCCTCCGATATTAGATCGTAACATGATTGATTATGGCTATGGTCCAGGCATTATGCCACCATTACCAGATGATTTCTTTATAGAAGAGAGTAGACCTAAATTTGAACCAATAGTGCCTGATATAATTCCTCCACAACCACCATCAATTCAAGAAAGACCATTAGGAAGTTTTGAAAATCCTTTATTTACTCAGACAGGTATAGGATTAACAGGCACACCAGTAAAGGAAAGAAGCGAGCGTTTATTAAGACAAATAGAAATTCCTAGACGTGATGAAATGTCTATAGATAGATCGCTACCACTACCAGGAAAAGACATAATGCCGATTCGTTTGCCTGAGCCTATGCCCATGTTACCCAAGCCTATGCCTATGTTACCTAAGCCTATGCCTATGCCTATGAGACCAAGAATGCCTATGCCCGGACCCATAGCAACACCTATGCCTATGTCACCAATAAATTTACCAAAAATAGAATTACCAAAAATAGAAAGAAGTGAACCAATGATGCCTAGAAGTAGAGGAATAGAGTCACTTTATTCACCTAGAATGATGATGGCTGAGGGTGGAGAAGTTGTTGAGCCTTTAGGAGAATTTTCTGAAGATTTGCCTTTAACAAATTATATTTTTAGTTTACAAAGTCCAGAACGTAGTGAGCTTGTAAATAATCTTATAGGTGTTACAGGTATTACCGTAGGAAGTGCGGAATCTATACCAATGTTTGTTAAAAGGTTGATTCAAACAGGAAGTTTGAAAAAACCAGAGGTAAAAGAAGTAATACAAGAAAGTTTAGAAAAAAATACATAACAATAAAAAATTAGGAGAGAGATAATTGGATGGTATTAAGCTTGCAGAGTATTTTTTTAAAACTTTGCGAGAAAGAGAGAGAAATGCTGTTGACATTATTGCTAGTGGCAATATAAAATCCATGGAAGATTACAAATATGTTATGGGAGAGTTATCAGCGATTCGCTCCTTACAACAAGATTTAAAAGAAACGTTGCAAATGGATGACATCGATGATTGAAAAAGTCGCAGAAAAAACACAATTTGAAAAACATAAAGAACAAATTGCAAAAGAGAAAGCAGAAGAGTCCTCAGAACTAGACAAAGCTTTCGTAAAATCAGAAGAAAGGGTATTAGATCCTAAACTACTAGACAAATCACTACTTGACAGAATGCCTGATCCTGTTGGATGGCGGATACTCGTATTGCCATACAGAGGCAAAGGTCAAACTGACGGTGGTATTCAGCTAGTTAAAGAAACCGTAGACAGAGAAGCTTTAGCTACAGTGATCTGCTATGTTTTAAAGGTAGGCCCTTTAGCTTATAAAGATAATAAATTTGGTCAGCCAAACAAATCTAACACTCCTTGGTGCAAACAAGGTGATTGGATTTTAATTGGCAGATACGCAGGAACTCGTTTCAGATTAGAAGATGATAACGAGGTTCGTATTATTAACGATGATGAAGTGATTGCGACAATCCTTGATCCAGATGACATAAAATCTTTATAGGAGTAAAGAATGAGCGAAGAAGCACAAAATATAGATGTTGAAATAACAGAGGAAAAAATAGAAAAAGCAGCACTGCCTGAAAATAGAAGGGTTGAAGAGGAAGTGCAAGATACTGCCGTAGAGGTAGAGGTCAATCAAGAAGTAGCACCTGTATCTGAAGATGAAATACAAGAAGACTTTGAGGCATCTCCTAAAGTAGAAGAAAAAGTAAAAGATCAATCAGATGTAGAAAAAAGAGCAGCATTAGCACAAAATAGAATAAACAAGGCTGTAGCACAAGCCAAAGAGTTTCAAAGAAGAGAGCTTATGGCTGTTCAATATGCTAACGAACTTAAAGAACAGAATGATCAATTAAGACAATCTCAAAAAACTTTTCAATCTAATTATGGCGATGAGTTTTCAAACAGAGTTGAATCTCAATTAGCATTATCAAAACAAGCTTTAAAACAAGCTACTGAAGCTGGAGATGCAGAGGCCATAGCAACTGCAACCGAAGCTTTGAGCATGGCAACAGCAGATAAAGCTAGACATGAGCAGTATCAACAACAACAAAAACAATACGAAGCTCAAGAACAAGCCTATTTAGAACAAGCTAAACAGCAACAATATCAACAGCCACAGGATGTTCAAGAAGACTTTGATGAGCCATCTCCAAAAGCTAAAGAGTGGGCTCAAAGAAATACTTGGTTTGGAACAGACGATGTTGCAACCAGTGTAGCCTTTGCAGTTCATAGACAATTAGAGAACGAAGGCTTTGACATAGAGAGTGATGCATACTATAGTGAAATAGAAAAACGAGTGCGAGATAACTTGCCTCACAAGTTTAACGTGGAAGCGAACAAAAAACCCGTCCAAACAGTCGCTTCAGCCACACGCAACACATCGACTGGACGCAAACAAAATCGTATCGAGTTGACACCGAGCGAACAAGCACTAGCTAAAAAACTTGGAGTGTCATTTAAAGATTACGCAATACAAAAAGCGAGGTTACAAAAATCATGAGCGAAACAGATA